AAAAAGTCAGTATTGTCTTCCAATACATTTTCTAACCAATCCAAATAATCTGTATCAACAATACCAAACCTCGCTGAAACATAATTCAAGTAATCGTTTATTATTTTATTTTTTTCCATACCACAAAGTAAGGTAATATATTTCACATTACCAAATTATTTTTGATAATATTTGATTGTTCCCATTTGTCTTTTGATTTGGATAGTCCATTCTATTACTTGAAGGATTATGTATATCCTATCCCTTCTTCTATGGTGTCCTGATTTTCTCTGTCTTGGTATTTTCATACATTTACCTTTTTAATAAAGTTATAGTGTTCTTCCTTGAATACCTCATAATCAGGTTCAATTAAGAATATTCTTGATGTCTCGTGGAATACCTCATCACCTATGTAATGTAAAACGATGAATAACCTACCTTGCGTCGTTTCTACGGGAGTTATTTGTGATGAATACTGACTACCCCTAACTATCGTGATTGTCTTCGTATATCCCTTAATTTGTTCTTTCATTGTGAATGACCTTGTTTCATCATTCCACCTTTTTCCATTACGGATTAGGTTTATCAATTCTCTTGATACATTATACATTTCTGCGATGTCCGCATCACACAACATCGTTGTTGCGAATAATCGTTTGATTTCTTGAACCTGTTGTTCGTTTAACTTGTATGCCCCAATCATATCATCTCCTCCTCATTGTCTTCACCACAATTACAATCGTTCAATCCGTAATCAACATCATCAACCCACTTAACCACATCTTCCAAAATATTATTTGTTTCCTGGAAATCCCATACATTTTTGATTGTATGGTTCTTTTCATTTCCATTATAGACAATCTTGATTTTAACTCTGTCTTTTGTAAAACGGATTTCATAAATGTATTGACCCCATATTCCTTCTTCCATAAGTTTCTTATCACTTAATGAAATATCCCAAAACAATATTTTTGTTTCACTCATGCCATCATCGTTGATTTGACGACCAAATGGTGATTTCTTATCACCGAACATTACACCATAGTTCTTTTCAAGTATAAAGTTATTTAACTTGTTGAACCAAGTTTGTTTTACTGATGATGTAAGTGATTTCAATACATAGGGGAAAATAGATGTGTTGGTAATACCACCATCGTCTTTTACCCAAGAACCCAATAAAAACTTTCCATTCTCGTAAATCTTGATAATAGCTGTTGTTCCCATATCTATAAATATATTAAAAAAGTTTTTTGATGTCTTCAATTCTTTTCTTAAGTGCGTCAAGATTATTTATTCTTTGGTTGATGGTAATTCCCCATTTACCAAACTCTAAATTAGTTTTAGCCAATTTAACAATCCAATCGTTTACAATCGTTTCTTCCAATGTTGGGTAAAGTTTAATTTCGTGTTTCATAGTCGTTTATTGTCTTACAAAGATACTGATTATTTTGATACTGCCAAAAGTTTTTGATATATTTTTTCTTTGTATTTATCATATTCCTCATCAGTTATTAAATTAGGGTCAATACCATTTTCCAATAAAATATAATCAATAATGTCTTGATTATTACCTGTTGATAATGCTTGTTTTTTTGTGAGTTTATTTTTCATCTTTTTTATTTAGTGTGATATAACCTTACAAAGATACTGATTATTTTGATACTGCCAAAATTATTTTAATTTTCTTTTGGTAAAATTGTAATCTCAAATGTGCCAGGATTATTCAAGTGTTCCAACACAGCAATATCGTTTTGTGGATATTGATTGTTGAAGTGCTCCCTGATAGTATCTTCATCACCTTTAACCAAAAATACTTCCCAATTTCTAAAATCTGTTGTTTTGTTTATCATTTCCATACCACAAAGATACTGATTATTTTGATACTGCCAAAATTATTTAGAAAATCTTGAAGAAACTAATTTACTGATAACACGAACCTTTCGTTCTGCTTGTGATTGGTTGTATTGTTTCCAATCAATCTTATCACAGATTTTATCAAACAATAACTTACGCTCTAATTTATGAGGACTATTCAAGTCAATATTGTTTTCCACGATGGCTTCTTCCATCATACTATAAACCGATTGTTTCATTTTGATTTCCATACCACAAAGAAACGGCGAATTATTGAAACTACCAAACATATCACAAAAAAAAAGGAAAGTTTTTTACACTTTCCCTTTTTCTATATCCCCGAGACCAGTTGAGATAATGGCGATAATCAAAGAACGATAGGGTCTTCGGGGGTATTATCTTGGTAATTTGTCGGTAGTATAACACGAACTTCAATTTTGTCTAATCCGGTGTGGTTCAACTCTATTGACTGCTTAACCTTATATTCGGGGTGTCTGTGTTTTAGAAAGAATTGGAGTAGGTTTGGATTTTCCTTTAATGATTGTTTTAATATTTCTTCCGCCTGTTCTAATTCTATTTGGAAATATTCTTCAATCTTTTCCTTGAACTCTTCATCATACTTTTTCCAACGATAGTAGGAAACATCACTACAACCGCATAGTTTGGTGCTTTGTTTTACCGATTTACCTTCGGCTAATTTATTGATAATACAATTCTGCTTTTGGATAGTTGAATGTCTGTTCTTGGCTTCCCTTGAATAGACATAATTACCCTGTCTGCTTTTTGGTTTATCATTTTGATTTGGCTGTTCCATACATATCAATTCTTTCTTGTTGGGTAGATGGTCTTACCCCTAATTTTGTGAATATGAACTCGTCTATTAAACGCAATTCACTATTGGCTATATTACCCCACCCTCTGCTGGCAATCCTTCCTTCTACCTTCTGTAATGGTGTATTTTTACAAGAACACATTTCCGTTGTTTTTTCTTAATTCTTCCAATCTTTTATTTGCTTCCCAAAATACCTCTGTGAAATAATAAGACAACTCAAAGTTATCGTTATCTGTGTGGTGTTTGATTTGTTGTTCTATGTTTCCCAACGCTCCACTTAATAGGATTGATGGTTTTATTTCGTTCATTTGTGCGGTGAATAATATTTCTTGGAATAAGGTATCAACACCAATTTCAATTACCCTCTTCCTTTCTTCAACAGATAAGCTGAATAATTCACCTACTTCCAATTCATCAAGATTTCTAAACATGCTTAAGGTTTTATATCTGCGTTCATTTGACTTCTAAAAGTATAAAGTTCTGTCTCCAATTTTTCAATATGTAATTGGTATTTTTCAACCTGTTCTTTTAACTCTTTTACCTCCGCCTTCAAGTCATTTATTGCCATCGTATAAACTGAAATTACCTCTTTAACATTTTCAATTTCTAACGCATTCGCTTCTGCTCTACTTTTTCTGTTCCCTGCTACATATCCGGCAATGGTTGATATAAACCCTATTACCGCTGTCGTTATTACTTCATTCATAATCTATAAATATTACCACTCCGTGTTTTTTATTGGTAAGTTATGTCTTTGACTAAATTGAATATGAATTGGTATTTCACCTGATGTATCATAATTTAATTTTTCCATTATTTCTTTAACCTCCTTTATTATGTTTTGTTTTTGAGTTCTTTGTCCTTTTGACGCAATACAATTCTTACACATCAAGCAATTACCATACGCATCAACATAATCCACACACCCTCTAAACTTTGTTTGAGGAAGCCATCTTTCACAATACCTACACTCGTATTCCCATTCACCTTCCTCATCAATACGCTTTCTCCTAACGAGTAATTCATCATCATCATTTAATTCCATCTTGATTTAATATTACAAATAGGGGGGTTGAAAGTAAGGATAAACGAATAAGAATAGGTTGGGAACACTATTAGAAAACAAAACCCCCCTTACATATAAATATATTAGTTTTTTATAGAATAGTGAATATGGAAGATATTTCGTTGAAATCATTATCAATATAGAAACCTCTATCAATATTATACTTTCTGTTGGATACGGCGGTATTCGTTTTTAATTGTTTTTCCGTAATCAAACTTTCCGTGAAACATCGTAAGGTTTTATACTTATCAAAATACTTGTCTTCACCCATCGTAATCCTGATATTGTCTTCTAACCTGTTGAACTGAACCATAGTCATATCTTCAAGTTGAATACCCAATTCATTCATAAAATTATTGTAATCCTTTATACTCATTATTATTCCTTTGGTAAAAAACTTTAATGAAATATACTTACCATCTTTGGTTTCCCTAACCAAGATATTATTTTTTGTTTTATAGGTATTACCCCAATTCAATATAACTTTCTTTTCCTTGACGGATATGTGTTTCATTATCGCTGAAATCGCTTCCTTGAAATTATACTCAATATCTTCTTCTTGAGTTGAATTAGAACCTAAAAAACTTCTCTTGAAGATATCACTATTTTTATCACAATGTTCTAAATACAAAAGAGCCGCCTCCCATAACCTTTCTTCTGTAGTCAGTTTGTGTGGTTCTTCTACAAGATGTAGATATGAAATGATTGCTAAAGACAAACCTTCGGTGTTAGGGTCTGTTGAAATTAAATAAGGTTTTCCTTCGGGTGTATATTTTTTTTTCATATTAGTAAAATGGTTTGTGTTCTGGTTTTGGTTTGTTTAACAAAGATATTGAAATATCATCAGTAATCCAAAACTTTTCGTTGAAATATTTATTGACTGGTTTGATGAACTTTGGTTCATCTTTGTTTCGTTGAATATAAACAGGTAATATCTTTTCTATCTCCCTCTTGTCCTCTTCCCTCAAGTATAACCAAGTATGATTAAATGCTTCATCAATTCCTCTTTGTTTTGATTTTGGAAATTGTTGAACGATTTTATTAAATCTCAAATCCATTTCATACGAAGCAAGCGTATCGTTATTATCTTTATTATACTCTTTATTATATGTGGAAATATTTTCCTCCCTAAATGGTATATTTTTCCTGTCTGTATGGAAATCTTTTCCACCCTGTATGGAAATCTTTTCCTCTTGTGTGGAAATATTTTCCACCCCTTCTAAATCACATACTTCAAGGGAAATGTTTTCAATTTCAGGAGCATTGATTAGATAGATAAATCTTCTGTCTCTGGTTTGGAATGTATTGATATAACCAAGTAATTTCAATTTAGAAACAGAGCTTCTAATTGTTCTATCACTTACCTTAAGTAATTTACCAGCATATTCATTACTGAAACAAATTGTTTGTCTCGCATCGTTCAAGGAAATAATCCACGACATCAATAAACATTCAATCGTGGATAACTCTTTATAGGGTCTGTAAATGATAAATGGTTGGGTCATATTTCTATGTCCCCCCATCGTCCGTTCTTATCCATAGGGTTCTTCAACCCTAAATTGATTTTGGTGATTTGTGTTCTAGATACTTTGTATTTGTCTGCGATTTGTTGATGAGTGTGTTCCCCACCTTCCAATAACATTTTAATTCTACGAACTTGGGTCGCTGATAATTTTGGTCTTGGCATAATCTTACTTACTTAAGTTCCAATAAAAGTTTATGGACTTTTCAAGGGATAAATCCCTGAACCATTCCTTTTGTTTAATTTCTAAAAGTTGTTTGTTTGTGAGTTTGTCGTGTAAGGGGCGTTCCGCAACAGGTCGCATTTCCTTCTTATTATTGTTTCCCATACACAATAAATAGTTCCTTACGGAACAAAAGTCAAATGATTAGTAAAAAAAATTGAATTACTTTTGACCCAACTTTCTTGGGATTTCAGTAAAAGGTTGTCGTAATGCTTGACGCATCTGTTCTGCGTGCTCCTTACAGATGGATTGTCTAACCCCAATCTGTCCTACATTATTCACCATATCACGACTTGAAGAACAACGGGATACATAACCCGATATACTTTCACCTCTATTATATGTCGGTAAATACACTTTATTTCGTTTTTAAGACACTTTTATTAGTAGCAGCACATATTGTTATAGCTGAACCTTCTGCGTTGTCCTAAAGTCAATCCACCATTACGCCATTTTTCTCTTGGATTTGCTGGCTGAAGACCATTAGAAATCATATAGGTATAATATGGAACATAATCGTTTTGGTTCCAGTATAACCAATCATTGGCTCTTTGGGAGTAATATGTAGCCAAATCACTAAACTCATTTTTCAAGGTTCTCCAAACAGATATATCCACATTTGTTGAAAACTCTCCTGATTGTGATTGGATACCTCTGTTAGCATATTTCGCTAATAAGTTCGTAGTCATATAAACCATCGTCCAATATAACACTACATTCTGTAGGTATTGGTCTAATAAGAACTTGAACCTTTCATTAGCCAAATCATCAATCGTATTGGTTAAAATCAATTCATTTATCTTATCAAATAATCTATCACCCAATATATCACGAGCGTTGATGAAATGTGCCTGTTGTAAGGCGGGTAAGATATTCCCACTCAAAAGGGAATATTCAACTGGTAAATTATCACGAACATAACTTTCGTCTATCCAATATATCATAATTCAGGTGTTCTAAACTTGTTTATCAATTTGATTGGTCTATCGTATTTCAACGCTAAAATGTTTTCAAGTGATGCGTTGGCTTTTCTAACCATCGGCTTAATTGTGGTTTCCAACATCAAACGCCAAGCGATGTTTATTTCTTCTGCGTTTTGACTGAATGGTGAATTGTTTAATGTTGAAATGCCTAATAAAAGAGGCGAGGACACCTGTTGTCCTGTAAGGATTGCCTGAACGCACATCTGTAATATTTCTGTGTAGAAGGTATCATTACCAGTATTACTGATTGCTTCAATTACAGGTCTTTCATCACTTGAATTACTAAATGCCAACATAAGTTTCTGTCCTTTTTTTCCTTGATAAGACCTTACTAATTCCTCGTAGGTTTCAAGTTTTTCTTCAGGGGTAGGGTCTCCTATCAAACTCACAAATAAGTTCGGCATAAGTGATGATGCTAAATTGGACTTATGAAACTCGTAGATTTCCGCTTCCAACACACAACTATTTATTGACGCTTGATAAGGTGTTAAAGGATAGTGTCTATTCATCGTTGGAGTGTAATCCTTCCAATAAACCATTTCACGACCTTCTCTTCTTTCCATATCTAAAGAATGGAACTTTACAACTAATCTTCTTTGTTGTGTGTTCTGCCAATCTTCACAGAAATAAAAAGTTCCCTGTTCTCTTTCGTGAATATCCACATCTTGTTTTCCAACACGAACATCTTGGAATGGAATATGGTAGATACTTTCAATTCTACTACCATCACGGCTTTTAATTACCTCAAGGCTATATCCACCAAATAACCAAATATCATTAAAAACCTTGTAATATAATTCACTTATGGTCTCATACTTATTTACCATAACATTACCAAGTCCTTCAATTTCAACACCATCTCCGTAAGTCATATTTACCTTCGCATCAATCGCAACCGACATCGTAGGTGAGTTTTCCTTTACCTGTAGGATAAACTGCGGATAGTCATTTTTTAACCCCCACATAACCCAAGGCTTGCTTCGTTCTGTTGCTTCCCTGTTTTCACGGGTGTCTAATCTATTGATTTGGTAATCAACATTAAACGAATGGATTTTAGGTTCTATTGGTTTTTGTATGTTTTCCATATTTCTATAAATATAAGGTTAGTGTTCTTTTATTACATATTACATTCAACACAACTATTATACGATGTTGTGTTTGTTATGTATGGTGCTTCAGGATTTTCCGCACCTTGATTTGAGCCCAACCAAACACAAGTTCCATCATTAGTTTTTACCAAACGCCAGAATGAACCACTATTATCATACATAGCGAAATTATACTGACCTATAAATTGAAGGGTATTACAATTATAGACATTATATTTGTAATATGGTGGTGGTTGTGGTGAAGGGGTCGGTGTTGGGATTGGTGCCGCTTCACACGGAATACAACCATTACCGACAATATTATTATCCCAATATTCAGTTAAATAAGGAACTGATGGATTTTCAGCATTAGGATAAGATGAATAACCACAACTACCATCAGGTAATTTAGCAGTCCATCTATATTCATCACTAGCATAAACAGGTAGGTTGAAAAAACCTAATGATTGTCCTGTATTACAATCGTCCAATCTATATGAATACCAAACTACAGGTGGTGTCGCAGATGGGGTCGGTGTCGGCGTAGGTGATGGTGGTGGCTCACTACATAATCCATATTGAATTACACCTTTACCATTTTGATATGTTCCTGCCAATAAATAACGGGCACAGAAATTATATTCACCACCACCAGTTATATCTTCAACAACAAAATTACCATCACAATCTAAATATTCTAAATGTATTGATGGGTCTGGGTTGTATTCACCTGAAACTTGAAAGCCATAACAAAGGAACTCATCAACAATCAAACCTGTATCTTCAGCATAACCTAATTGTGTTGAAATAAGTTCGCTTGCTGGAAACTGATAAAGAATTGGTGATAAGTTTGACTGATTTAGATTGACGATAGAATAGTAATTACCATCACCATCAAATATAGATGCGTAGAAGAATTGATTATCAGGAACACCTTGATAAACCGCCATAGAAAATGGTGTTGGTGGTTCAGGTGTCGCAGATGGGGTCGGTGTCGGTGTAGGTGTCGGTTGTGGTTCAGGTGAAGGGGTAGGTGTTATACCATTTCCCGTCTTATAGTAGATTTTGTTAGGCTCAAAATTAGCCGTATTACCTGTATAGAACTCGTTTTCTTTATCAACAAATATAAACGCTAAACTATTCAATAACTTTTCACCTGAAGGGTTATACGATGTTGAACCTGATGGCATTTCATAAATCCCTAACCAATACTGGTTTTCATTTTCCAAGTGAATATTACAAGGTGTTCCCCCCGTATAGTTAAAGTTTTGTGGAAGGTTCTTGAATGTATCAAAACTAAACACATCATAACGATTGGCATACATAGATGGATATGTCGCTGTTGAGTTTTCAGGGTAAAAACTAACTATGTTTCTACCTTGAGCGTTCTGTAATCTCCACAAGTATCTTGGATTGGCACCAAAAGCACCCGTCTTGTATTGGGATACATTTACGAAAATGTTATTAGTAGCGTTTTGTTCTATGTATATCATATTTTTATCTCAAATAAATCGCAGCCAGTGTTGAAAAAGTCGCAGGAATAGTATCAAAAGTTGATGTTATAGTTAAACTACCTGAAGGTGCTTGTCTGCTTGCTCCACTAACACCCAATTTATCATTAGCACCATTTGCGGATAGGTCGTAATCTTCTGTAATATTAGTCCAAGAACAACTTGTTAGTCCTGTAGCATCTATACAAGATGCCGCAACTATAACACCATCAGTCGTCATACCTGTAAAAGTTCCACTTGTTATTGAACTTGATGAATAATTAGTTATTACTTGTGGTGTTGTTGATAATAAATTATCTATCCTATGAACCGCAATTTGACAATTTTTTCTTGAGTTGGCATTACTACTACCATCAAAGAACACACTTATAGTTCCACCAGTTGCTCCTGTAATTGTAGCTCCATACAATCCTGATAAAGAATAACTCGTTGGGTCAGACGATACTGCGAGTTGTGTGGCTGCGACACCTGCTATCGTTACGCCTGTTATTGTTGTGGTTGTCCCTGTTGATGTTGAATTGATACTTACAACTACATATCCAAAATTACCCCAAACCGCACCGGTAGTATTATATGTTTTATTATTTAATACATTTATTCCTGTTTGATATGTACTGGTAATTGATGCTGCAGGAATTGGTGATGTTGTTGGAGTTATTGTTGGAGTAGGTGTTGTTGTAGGAGTAATCGTTGGTGTTGTTGTTTGTATAGGGGTACTGGTAGGAGTTTCAGTTGGGGTCGGTGTAGTGGTTTGAGTTGGTGTGTTTGTCGGTGTTATTGTATTGGTTGGAGTGATACTCGGGGTAGGTGTATTTGTCGGTGTTATTGTTGGAGTGGTCGTTGGGGTCGGTGTAAGTGAAGGACAAACAGAAGAACCTAATACAGAACCACCTGTTCCTATTTGTAAAACAATACCACCATAATTCAAGTATCCTGGAGGATATGGATTTAGTGTGTATGGATTAGAATATAAAGTTGTATTTAATTCCCATACAGGGTTATTTCCCCAAGCGTCAGGAGTAGAAATACCAGCACAAGCACCCAAAGCACTTGAACCATCAAACAATAATCCTGTAAATGATGTTAAACCAATACAATCATTACAAGTTGGGAAAGTCCCAACTATTAAAGTTTGTCCTATTGGATTAAATGGTGATGGTGATAAGATTGTATAACAACGATTATTTACCGCAGATTTAACGATATCACCAGGTGATAACAATGATGTTGAGTAGTTTCCTAAATTAGTTCCACCCGTTAAACAATCACTCATTCCATAGGTAAATAATAGTGGAGTAGAGGTTGGAGTAGGAGTAATCGTTGGAGTGATTGTAGGGGTCGCTGTGGTCGTTCTGGTTGGTGTTGGGGTCTTGGTAGTTGTCGGCGTATTTGTGTTCGTTGGAGTAATCGTTGGAGTGGTCGTTGGGGTCGCAGTATTTGTTGGTGTGATTGAAGGTGTGATACTCGGGGTAGGCGTAGGGGTTTTTGTTAAGGTTGGTGTTGGACTTGAACTTGGACTTGGTGGTGGAGTTGGGTCAGGGAACAAAATGGTTGGGACTTGTCCTCCATAGTTATACACTTGTTGTCCTTGAAAATATTGTGTAAGTAATGATTTAACCTTCATTTTGTATTTGTTGATGAACCTGTTTGATTAGGTCATCTACATTCGTATTACCACATTTACCCATATTAAATAACTTGGTAAATAATAGGTCATCGTTCCTGTAGAATAGAACCTTTATTGTAATTATTTCACTATCTAAATCAAGTCGTAAATTAGTCAATTTATATCGTGTAATTGGAACATAAGTATTGTCCCTTCTAACCTTTAATTGTTTTGTAATTTCCAACATATTTGGCTGAAAAAAATGGGGGTTCTACCCCCCATTAAAAAATAGTTTTTTTATTAGTTGTTGTAGTATAAACCAAAACCTGAACCTGCTACGAAAGCAGACAAGGTAGTTGATACTAACATTTCAGGAACACTGATTGAACTTTGTGAAGTCAAACCAAGTGAATACAACGCATCATCACCAGGTAAAGAACCTGATACGATTGTTGCTGTTTCAACATACATTCCGCCACCACCATTTACATCAGCACCTGCCAAGAAATATTTACCTGTCTTTAATTTTACTATAAAGTAGCTCTCGGTATTTTTTACTATTTGTTGGTAAAGATTGGTGTTTTCTTGCGAATAGCCAGGAATGGTAAATAGGAGTTTAGTAAGGAATGTGAAACCTAACGAAGGTAAGTTGATTGATGTTTCTTCGTTCAACGCAGCACTACTATTTCTTACAAGGTCAATTTGTTGGAAAGTTAAACCTGAAGTAGCAGCTGAAAACGATGTAATATATCCATCATTATCATAAGTGATGGAAGCAAAACTAGCGTTGGTAGAAGTCCCTGTAGATGTTAAAACGAATAACTCGTCAATACCAGGAACATTATTTACGCACGATGCCAGCTTTAACCCGCTGGTCACGACACAATTAGAAGCCATAATTTTTTTATATTATATTTTGTTTGTTATTTTTATCTTCCTTGTTTGGTTATGTCGTTCTTTATCTATAACTTTGTATCATAATAGAAAGGGGGAACAACATAACCAATAGGAAAGTCATTGTTTAATTATTTTGCGAAAACTACCTGTGATGGAATGCCTACAGCACCGCCTATTTTCATAGACAGCTTTAATCTCGTTTGCTGGAAATCATAGCTATACCACGATATAGGTGAAGAAATGTCCGATAAAAGGTCAGTCCCCAAAAGCAGGTTTTCAGCATTAGTCAAAACCATCTTACCCGAACCAATCTCGCAAGAAATTGCGATAACATTTGTGAATGGGATTTGGATAGCCATTTGTCCGTTCTCCAAAGTTACCGGATTGAAATTAAATAAGTTCTGGTTACGGAGCGAAAGTTGTAAAGCTTGGAAATCATTATGGTTCAATGCCATAATGGTATTGATAACCTTCAATGGAGCAGGTAATGCCAAGATGTAAGCATCTGCTACGGAAGTAGCGTTTGCGATAGTCATAGCAGTATAAGTTTTGTTGATTGTTTCAGCAGTGAAAGGAGCACTTTCCAATTGCTCTATAATACCAGAACAACCATCAGTAGCAGTTTCAGCATTCCAAAACTTTCTTGAAGCATAAACCGAAGCCTTCTTCGCAATATCATTCATAAAACTTTCTTCAACTGAAGGAGCCAAGTTTGGAGGATATGAACCTGGTGATAATCTAACAGACATAATAGTTCTGTTTAATTCATCATCACACCAGTTCTTTTGGATATTGTATTGGCATACTTTCAATTCTCTTTCAGTAAGTTCAATAGTTCCACCTGTAAAAGAACAAGATGTGCCAGGGAAAGCGATAGTATCAATATCACCTGTTTCATAGACAGGGATAAGCTCACCATATTTTATGTTAGGAACAATTTTGTAAGTTGAACTTTCAATAGTATCCATAACGATTTTGTGGAGCAAAAGGTCTCGGTTTGCGTTTAAGTAATCTACCATTCCAGTAGTATCAAAATCAAAATTGAAGTTTTTTAGATTTTTCATAATTTTTTTTAGTTTAATTGGGGGTTTTTATTTTCTGTTATTTTCTTTCATCTGTCTCAAGATTTCATAGCGTCTATCACCTGAAAAGGTGTTAGACATCAAAGTATCTTCTTTCAACGGATTATGTTTAGCTTCCTTCTTGAATGATTGTAAATCAGCTTTCAAGTCAGCAATTTCTTTAGCGTGTGCCTCAAACGCAAACAATACATCGTGTATCGCCGCTTTCAATGCGTCTAATTGTGAGCTTTCCATTTTTTCAGTTCCAGCATCAACAATAACCTCACCTTCTTCTTCACCATCTTCCATAGCGTCTTTGATTTCAACCAACTTACCTTCTTCATCTGTGATAAAGATTTTAACTCCATCAGCCAAACGATGAGTTCCGGCACCAACGATGGTGTAAGTTCCGTCTTCGTTTTTAACACTAATCGTATCACCCAAAACGAACTCCCCCTCAACTGAATTGGTAATGATTACACCACCATCTAATTCAACCTCTGCGAAGGAATGGGAAACACTTGAAAACTTGAAGCCAACCAGGTCAGCTACTTTTTGTAATATTTCAATATTTTTCATAGTTTATTTTTTGTTTTATTGTTTATCATAAATATATCTCCAAATCGTTAAGACATATATTTATCCATTTTACTTAATAATTGCTTCAATGCTATAATAGTAGATTTGGCTTCCTCATCTGTAAAGCCATATATCCTACCATCTTCATCACAATTATTACAGATATTATCTTCCAATTCATCATAGGGGATATATTCAGTAATGAACTTTTCCCCGATAGAACCCAATTCGTCAATAACATCTTGGTTGTTGTCGTAGTGTTTAGAAATCCCAAGCTCAATAATCTTTTCAACTTTGGATTTGTTAGAACCTGTTGCGAATACTCTATCGTGTGGAATACCCAATTCATCAGCAACACCCAACAATTCTTCTTTGTCCTGTGCGGCGGAAATGATATACACGATTGAACCACTTTCAATTTCACCGATTGCTAATTTTTTACCTTCAGGTGTATTGATAGTTTCGTGGTAATCAAACGATACTCTGTCCCCTTCAGGGAAATTGAACGATTGTTTCCAAATACCATAACATTTACCCGCAGCTTGTTCTTGGGTTGCTCCCTCCTTAATTACATAAGGAATACATACAGACAAGTAATCGTCTTTTGACTGACCTGGTGTTGGTTCAATAAATCCTTCTTTTTTAACCTCAAAGAAATTAAATGGGACTTCTTGGAACATACCTTCAAGTGATATTCCTGCGGTCTTATTAGACAAGATGAACTCATCAAAAATCTTTCTATCGTTGAAATGGATTGTTGTAAGCCAAGTTCCAGGCTCAAAGGTTCTACCGAATATTTCGTAGGACTTATCCAATTCAGGGTTATCACCAACCAACCAGTTTTCGTAAGAATACACATCATCACCACTAAACACCATTCCTGAATGTTCGTAGTTGATAAGGTCTTTTGGTTTGTTTTTAGATAGTTTCATCAACATCAACCTAATTGTTTCACGGGACATAAAGACATAGTAAGGGGTATTTGTTTCGTTATCCCATCTGTATATCTTTTGATTTGGTTGGAATACAACTGATGTAATATCACCCTTGAACTCGTCGCTTGAAAACATCACATTCATTTCGGTTGCTTTCTTCATTTCCCTTTCAGCCCAACCTAACGCTGCTTCACCACCCCAACTATCATACATAAGTTTTCCACAACCATCATCATAAGATTTTGATGCTTCCAAATCTTTCTTATGACGGGACAAATATGAAAACATACGGGTAATCGTTTCAAGGGATAAGTTATCTCCCTTCGCTAATTGATTAGCCCTTATCTTACCTACCTCTGTGCCGCAACTACCCCAACCATTTTCTTCAACCCAATTAAGAACTCTTTGTGCGGTCTCTTGTATTTCTTTTGTAGGAACTGCGAACGCTTCCCTAACCTTGAAATGTTCTACCACTTCAGCGGTTCCCTCAAAATAATCGGGGTCAATTTCTACAGGACAATAACCCATAACATCACCCATTTTTACTTTGGTGATTACCTTTGCGGTTGGTTCTGCGGTTAAAGCTCCAAATCTTGTGGGATACATAAACAACCCAAAGTGGAAACCAACAGGGTCTAATTCGTTCTGTGCCGACATATTCGTAGGCATTCTATTTAGGTATCTGGCTTCACTCTCAAACGGACGACCTGAACCTTCATTTATTGTTCCTTTCGCTAATGCGGTTTGTGCTTTTAACGGGATTTTTGATAATGCGGTTTCATAACTTTCATTTAATCCAATAGGGAAATCTATTTGTTGCCATTTATGACGACATCTATTTCCTGCTTTATACTGAAAGAAATCCACATTTGGAGCTGTCTTGGCTCTTGGAACTAACTTGAATGTATCCCCTTGTGAAGATAGTTGTAATGAAAAATTAGCCATATCCCTTTTAGACCAAACCTTTTGAGCCAACAACATCTTTCTACAAAGTTGTCTTGATGTTCTCATAAGGGGTGCTCCCACACCAGTATCAACAACATAAATGTATCTTGTGATTACCGACGCCGTTTCACTATTATCATCAAACGGGTCAGGTTGTCTTGGGTCAGGATTGATTGGTGGAACAGCAAAACCTTCCAATTTTAATTCATCAATATCTTTTATCGTAGCACTAAAGAATGCTTCAGGACTTACTATAGTCCCGTAATTATCCAACAAAGATAATGCTTCTTCAGGTAAATCTTCTTTATGGGAACAGCTTATCGGTTCTTCCTGATTGTTGAAAACTTCCCAAGAAATCTGTGTCGCTGGGTCTTTTACGATGGATATGTATTGGATACCCGATAATTCGTCTTCTTCGTCTATTTTTAACTCAAATACTTTCATTATAGTCGTGCTAATTGTTCTATTTTATTATTTAATTTTGCTGTGTCCTGAATGTCGTTATACAGAACATAAGCTTTTAATGGTGTTTTTGTAGATAAGTTTTGTTTAGCGATTGCTTGAACTATTCTACTATCGTCAATTGCCATAGGTTTTCCACCAGTAGATGAAGAAATCATACTAATTGTATCTCCGTAAGCTCTAACCGCTTCTTTGTTTAATATGAACTCACCACCTTCCAATAAAGCAGGAACACCACCACCATAGGTGTCGTGTGATGAACCTTCTACCAATCCACCCGTTCTACCTATGTATTGTTTGTTTTGGGTGAATTGTAATTGGTCGTTGATTACTCCAACTTGATATGCTGTAAGTCCTGCCAATACTGCGGATAAGGCAATACCAACTCCCAATGGTGGTGTCCCCAAAGCTCCAATAATCGCTTGTGCCGATGACGCTAATGCGTTGGCTAATGCGAATTGTAATTCTTGGACTCTGGCTTTCTTTTCAATATCAAACTTTTTCTTTTGATATTCCTTTTCAACTTTTAATCTTTCTTCATTTCTCTTTTTCTGTCCTTCTTCACTATCATCATTTATCTCATCAACCGCTTTCAATGCTTGAGCCTGTTGGTAATCTAATTGTTCCAATAACAAACTATTCTGTGATTGGATTATGTTAGACAATGATGATGATATTTGATTAAACGCAGAAACAACTTTATCAGCAACATCTTTAATGTTAGCTAATGTTTTGTTAAATGCTTCCTGACTTTCTGTTGGTAATTCCTTTAATCTTTTACTAATTTTATCCAACGCTTTCAAGAATGGATTTTCCTCTAATCCAAAATCTTTAGCGAACTCGTCCCCAAATATCGCAAGATACTTTTCAATAGCTTCAAGTTCTTTTCTGGTCTTACCTTCAACATCTTTTAATCCCTCATCAATACCACTAAATAATGCGTTTATACCAGCCTCACCTAATTTGTTGAAATACTTTTCTTCGTTGTTTAATATGTCTGTGAATATCGTTAAATAATCATCAGCGTTTTCCTTGAAGAACCTTTTTAGACCTTCAGCCTGTTCGGGTGTAAATGTCTTACCAATTTCCTCACCTAATAATTTTATCTTTTCAACATTTTTAGCACTCTCATTATTTACCTCTTTTAACCCTTTAACAAACTCATCAGTTCTAATAACACCATTTAGGATTGCTTTGGCTATGTCTTGGTATTTTTGAGCTTCAATTTCTAAAGCGTCGTATCTTGCTTTTAATCTTTCAGCTGTTTTAGTATCACCCGCTTCTTCCGCCTGTATCTTATTAAATAATAATTCACCCGCTTCTTCCGCAATTTTCTTTAATTTATCTTGGATACCGAATTGTTGTTTGATTATGAATAAACTACTATCCTCTAAATCTTTTTCAGTTAAACCTAAACTTACTCTATTGGCACGAAGACCAGCAATTCTTTCTTCAACCTCTAATAAACCAAGTAATGTTTGAGTATCAGGTTTTCTATCAAATACTCCTAAAAACGCACCTTCAAGATTGGTTTTTAGAGCAACAACCCTTTCGTCCAAATTGTTAAAGTATTCAACAAATGACTTTTTACTTTCATCACTAATATTCTTTAATGTTTCACCTATGGTTGGTATTGCTTTTTCAGCAACTTTTACAAACCCTTCCCAACCAGTGGTTGCGGTAAAACTCAAAGCACTATCCGTCTTTTTAATTTCTTCACGGATTGTAAGGAATAACTTGGCATAACCATCGGTGAGTTTTCTTGTTTCCTCTTCACCAGGTATTGTCTTGAATAAGTAATTGTTTAACTCATCAAGGAGTTTTTGACTTTCTGTTTTTAGAAACTCCGTTCTTTCTTTAATGTAAGTTTCTTGGTTGGTAATAACCTCTTTTTGTTTAGTTATTAAATCACTTGTATATTTTAATTCCGCCTTCTGTGCCTCATCAATTTTCTTGATAAGACCATCTAACGCTTTAATCCTATTAGTTATCAACAATAAGTTTTTATCAATCGCATCGGTAGAACTTTTGGTCGCCTTGGCAGCATTTTCTTCCGCCTTCGCCGTATCACTTAATGTCTTGTTTAGAGGTTTTAATTTAACCAAAGTTGTCTCAAGTTGGTTGCTATATTTTTCTTGAACCGCAGATAAACCAGCAGTATCTTTCATATACTGCTCCATTATTCTACCTCTGGCAATTTCTTCTGCTGTGAAAAAAGCATTTGTTGAAGCTGCGAACTTATCCAACAAACCAGGTCCTTCTCTACGAAGGTCAGCCAATGCTTTTTCTTTCTTAATTTCAGCATCAATTTTGGTTTCGTTGATTTTATTAAGTGCTGCTCGTGCCTCTTCCGCCTGTATCTGTAGATTGATAAACTCTATACCCTGTTTGGTAAGTTGGTTATTTTCATCTATAAATGCGTTTAATCCTGGATATGTTTTCTTTAATTCTTCTAATGTTTGTATCTCAAGTTCTCGGGTTGTGATACTATCGGTTAGAATTGTAAGTTGTTGTTTGAGTTCAGTTGCTGCTTTCCTCTTAACATCAATCAACTCACCTTCAACTTTTAATTGGTCTTTTATCGCCTTCGCATTTTCTTCAGTCGCAGTTGTATCTTCCTCTTGTGCTGTAATCAACAAATAAATCGCACCTGTTAGAGCAGCGATTGCGGCGATGAATAATACTACAGGGTTAGCGTTTAGGACTGCGTTATAGGCAGCTTGAGCTATTGTGGCTGCTTTGGTTGCTGCTTCATTTATTTTAGTAGCTACCGCAGCTCTTAAGGTGGCACTCTCAACTAATGCGGTGTTGATAGCATTTACACCCAACGCAATATTGACTATATCAAGTGCCGCAGCCTCTGCTCTTTGGACTTCCTCTAAAGTTTGTTCGTTGCTAATAAACAAACTCAAAGCACCTGAAGCAACTTGAAATGAACCAGTAACGACATTGATGGCATCACCAAAAGCACGGAACTTTTTTTCAGCTCCAATACCTTCACTCGCCTTATCTATTTCATCAATCTTGGTTCGTAGTTTTGCGATGTTAGAGGTTGCTTCCTTGAAAGCAGCAGTTCCAAAATCTAATGTTTTCAGGGTATCCTGTAATATCTTTAACTCACTTTCTAATTCGTTTAGATTACTGATTACCTTTTCTTCACCCTGACTGGTGATTTTTAATTTTAATGCGATTTCTTGTGCCATAGTTTAACAGGTTGTAAAGTTTGTTAGAATACCATATTCTATCACTTGATAAATAGTATTGTCCCCCACTTGTTTTAGGAATGTCCCTTCAGTAATCGGTATTGTTGCCCCTGTATCACTATAGACAGAACAACCCGCAGATAAAATAGAGCAGTTAGAATTGACTACTATTTGTGGTGATGTTTCACTACACATAGCACTTATGTTATTAGAACTAAACATAACATACTGATATGTTGAACCAGTTGGGGTTGGTTGTGGTGTGAATGGTGCTTGACGATATGTCGGTGGTATTAAAGGTGTTTCTGTTGTATCAAATGGTAGTTTAATGAACGAACAAGACACCAAACTAATATCGGTGATGTCCGCATCATTCATAGACAATAATCTCCACCAAGCGTTTAGGAAATACACTTTATCGTTGAACGATAGATTGTTTATTTCAGTAGGGGTCAGCTTGAATGTTCCGTTGAATATCTTTACACCACTATCGTAAAGTTGTTCCACCCTACTACTCCAAAAATTGGAAAACACACTATTCGTGGTAAATCCAACATAAGTATTATTCATTGGTTG